TAGCACAGGAACCTGTAGCAGCACCCGTGTTATCTGTGCCAACCGGCAACGTTTAGTGCTACGTTATAGCCTATGTATCCATATAATCCAACCATGAAAACCGCAGCTATTGGAACATAAAATGGCATTCCTAATACAATGTGTTTTATGACTTCTCGCATAAATACATATAACTACTATATGTATTTATTTATAAATTAAATATCATTTAAAATTCTAATTGCAGGAGGTAACTTGTTATCTAAAACAGCACGAACAAAACAATGACATGAGTCCAACACAACAACATTCATCTTCTTTGTTTTTATTAGATTGTGGTTGTGGTTGTGGTTGTGGTTGTGGTTGTGGTTGTGGTTGCAAATATACTGGAGGAGGATACTTTGGCTGTGAATAACAACTTTGACTGTAGTTTGAATAAGCTGGAGGCGGTTGATAATAAATGCCAATCGTTACTTCGTCTTCATCCATAGGAGGTGCGGTGGCAACAATGTAGTTGCTATTATTCATATTCATATTATTCATATTATTCATATTATTTATATTATTTATATTGTAGTTTGGTTGGGATAATGATAAAATGATAAAAGGATAAAATGAATTTATATTTGTATAAACAAAAAGTAAATAAATTGCATGGAGGAAAAGAAGAAGATAATAAATTGGGTGAAAACAGGAGATCTGATATTGTGTGATGATTTAGAATATAAAAACTGGGGACTTTTGAGTTGGTTAATAAAATTTGCAACAAAAAGCGATTTTTCACATGTAGGTATGGTTGTAAAAGACCCGGATTTTACCAAGGTGGCAATGAAAGGAACATACATATGGATGTCAGGAACAACAAACATACCTGATTCAGAAGATAACCATATGAAATTTGGAGTACAAATGGTTCCATTTGAAGAATATGTAGAAACGTACGGTGGTAAATTGTACCTTAGAAGAATACATTGCACAAAATATGAAGAAATATTTAGTAACGAAAAATTAAAGAAAATACATGATGTTGTGTATGATAAACCATATGATATTACAATAACTGACTGGATTGAAGCATATTGTAAGAAAGATCCTCATCCTCAAAAGACAAGCCGGTTTGTTTGTAGCGCGTTTATTGGGTATATTTACACCCAACTGGAACTTTTAGCGAGAGACACAGACTGGAGTATTCTTTGGCCTAGTTTTTTTTCAAGTGAAAATCCTGATTTGCACTTGTTAGAGGATGCATATCTTGAGAAGGAAAAAATAATAAAATAATCAAACATCAAACAATTGGGCAAACAATATTTTTTCACAAATACATGTTGATGTTGGGTTGTTCATTTTGATTTGCTTTTATTAGTTTGTCAACTAGGTGAGATGTAACCGTAAAAGGGAACCCGACTTCAAAAGATGTTTCTTTTTCATCAAAAAGGGTTGTGCCTGGATGTATTAAGCGGTACAGATTCAATTTGGTGTAAATTGTTTCAATGCACCTTTTGAGGTTTCGGACCCCGGATTCTTTGTTAGTGTGATGTTGAATAATGTGTTCAATAGTTGAGTCATCCATAAGAATGTCATCTTGTTTGAATGAAACTTCATTGCATATGCGCGGTATCAAATAGTTTTTAGAGATAACAACTTTGTCTTTGACTGAATAACCATTGGTGCGTATTTTGTACATGCGATCTAAAAGGATGGGATTGACCCGTGATTCGTCGTTGTAACTGAATATGAATAAACACTTGCTCAAGTCAAAATGAATTTCTGAAAAGTATTTGTCATGAAACTGATTGTTTTGAGTAGTGTCGGTGAGATGCGTAAGAATGCCGACCAATTCATCTCCTTTTGAGGTGTCACTAATTTTATCAAGCTCATCAAAGTAAATGACTGGGTTGCTGGATTTGCACCGAATTAGAATATCAACAATTTTGCCCCATGTGCTACCCTCGTATGTATATGAATGTCCTTCCAAAAAGCTGCTATCAGTGGCACCTCCGAGTGCTATGAATGCAAAGTCTCGTCCAAGAATTTTGCTGATTCCTTCTTTTACCAAGGAAGTTTTTCCAGTACCAGGAGGTCCATGAATTGCAACTGCAGTACCAATTGCGTTTGGGTTTGATAACCATTGACCAACCATTTGCATAATTTGCATTTTGGCATCATTCAATCCATAAACGGCTGAATCAAGAGTCTTTTTTGAGTTAGTCATGAAGGAGTGACAAGAGTCAATTCCGTCTGAAATTGTTATAGGAATGTTTTTGAATTGGTTGAATGGTATTCGCATAAAAGCATCAACCCAATTTTTTAGTTTGCAATACTCACCACACCCTGGGTCCATGTATTGCAACATACCAATTTTCCTTATAGCAACTGCTTTCATGTCACGTGGAATATCTGATTCCAATAACGTGAGTTTGTATGGTTTTTGAATTTCAGAAATTTTTGAAACAGCGGTTAGTTCATCAATCATATGAGATTGTTGTTTCAAAGACAAATGAGTTTTAAAGTACTCTAAGTCATTTGTGGTGCTCTTCTTTTTCAATAGTTTTCTGAATTTTTTTGAATTGCTTGATTTGTGTTTGTGTGTGAGTTCATCCAAATCTTCTTTTATTTTTTGTTCAGAAGCATCAAGTGTCTTCAACTGATTCAATACGACGCGTTTGTTTTTGGCGTTGGTCAGTAAATCTTCATATGTTTTTCGTAAAGATTTTAGCATATTGAGTTCGTCTGTATACTTTTGTTGTTGTGTTTCAACTGCAGAAATATCAAATTCTTCAGATTCGGAGTCAGAAGACGAGTAAAATGTTTCATCATCTTCATCATAGTACTCTTCTTCTTCATCATCATATGTTCTCCAAGAAGCATCGGATGATGAAGAACCGGGAACATAGTCTTCATCACTGTCGTCGTCGTCGTTGTCGTCAACGTACTTTTTACTGAAATCAAATCTCTTTGAAATATCATTGGGTTCAACATGAATGATAATATTGTATTTTTTTTCTTTTTTTTCCTTTTTATTTACTTTGGAGGTTGCTGGTTTTTCCAAATTTGTGACTGGTGAAGTGTTCTCCGAAAATATTGAATTGATAAGTGCATTTGCAATGGGGTCATCTTCTTTTGGTGACGTGGTTGAAACTGGTGATAATTTTTTTTTGCTTTTTATCAGTGTTGATTCGCTTGGTGTTAGCAATGTGCTGATTTTTTCCAAGGCGTCTACTTTTTTTTTAATGTGGGTTGATGGATATAGCTGAGAGAGCAAGGTGTTGACTTCAATCCGTTCTTTCACATTTTTCAAGGTTTCTGTTTTAGTATTTTTTGACTTGGGTTTGGGTAATTCTTTTTTTTCCTCGGTTTGATTTGATGTTTCATCATCTTTTTTATCTTTTTTATCTTTGTCATGTTTTTCTACTTGGTTGTCACCATTCCAGCATGTTGCCTTGTGCCCTTCATCTTTTGGCTTGACAGTTTTGACGGGTTTGGGTTTTATAGTTTTGGGTTTGACTGTTGCTGCCTTTTTTTTTGTTTTAGATTCAGGGGTGTTGTCATCCTCGGTTAGTTCATCACTTTCAATAGGAGGAGGAGGATTGTCTGGATTAGTTAACCCAGGTTTACATGTTGGTTCTGTTTTTTTGGAACGTGTTGGTTTTTTGGACATGGTAGAGAGTGAAATTGTCATGAGATTGTTGTCCAATAATCTGAAAATGCGTTTATATTCTTATGATGTATTTTATAATATTGTTTGATTCAATTTTTTGAATAATTTGAAATTTACATAAAAATTGAATTCCAAAACAATCTAAATATTATTTGGTTAGTATAAAGAAGATTCAACTAAATGAGCGGCGGCGCATCTGTGTCAAAAATAGTTGGAATACAATTTAGCATTCTTTCCCCGGAAGAAATAAGAAAAGGTGCAGTATGTGAAATTACGAGTCGCGACACGTACGTTGGTAACAAGCCGGTGTTGGGTGGATTATTTTGTCCATATATGGGAGTTTCAGAACCAGGTATGTTGTGTCCAACAGATGGTTTGGATTACATGAGAACCCCAGGATACTTTGGGAAGATTGAGCTTGCGCAACCAGTCTTTTATTATCAGCACATAAACACCATTCATAAAGTGTTGCGATGTGTTTGTATGAAATGTAGTCGTTTGTTAATCAACAAAGAAGCCCATAAACAGTGTTTAAAAATGAATTCAGATGAAAGGTGGGCATATGTGTTTAGTCACGCAAGCAAAGTAAAAACGTGTGGCGATGAAACAGAAGATGGATGTGGATTCGTAGTGCCCAAAAAAATCAAAAGAGAAAATTTAGCTATGTTGATAGCGGAGTGGGACAGTGAAAGTGTGAAAGGATTATCAGAAGAAGATGCAAAAAAAATGAACATGCAATTGACCCCTGATATAGTATTGAAAATATTTCGCAGAATAAGCGACGATGATGTTTCTTTCATGGGGTTCAGTCCAGTGTTTTCACGACCGGACTGGATGATTTGTCAGGTGTTGGCAGTTCCTCCGCCGGCAGTAAGACCATCCGTAAAAATGGATGGTCATCAAAGAAGCGAAGATGATCTCACTCACATCATTGTGAACATTGTTAAAGCAAACAAAACTCTACAAGAAAAAATAAGAGATGGTGCTCAAACATCAGTTTGGCACATGGTTTTGCAATATTATTGTGCCACCATGGTTGATAATAACATTCCAGGTGCTGCTCCAGCTGCCCAGCGTTCTGGGCGAAAATTGAAATCCATTAAAGAAAGAATCAACGGAAAAGGCGGACGTGTGCGTGGAAATTTGATGGGAAAACGTGTTGATTTTTCAGCAAGATCGGTTATCACTCCTGATCCTAATTTATCAATCCGAGAATTGGGGGTTCCATTGAAGATTGCCACAAATTTGACAAAGCCCGTGGTTGTAAATAACATGAATCGCAGGTTTTTGATGTCTCTTGTCCGAAACGGACCAGATAAGTATCCTGGGGCAAAAATTTTGGAAAGAAAGGGAGGTGAAAACATTTCATTGCGATATGCAGATCGTGAAAACATTGTTTTACACAATGGAGACATAGTCCATCGTCACATGATGGATGGAGACGGTGTTTTATTCAACCGACAGCCAACACTTCATCGGATGAGCATGATGTGTCATATTGCAAAAATAATGAAGAAAGGAGATACTTTTCGGATGAACGTAGGAGATACAAAACCATACAACGCAGATTTTGATGGCGATGAAATGAACATGCACATGCCGCAAGATGAAGAAGCAGAGGCGGAATTGAAAAATTTGGCGGCAGTTCCATTTCAGATAATAAGTCCGGCAAAAAATGAATCAATCATTGGAATATTTCAAGATTCGTTATTGGGTTCTTATCAAATGACACGACAAAACATAACATTCGGATCAAGACAAGCAATGAATTTGCTAATGGCATTTTCATCGTTGGATGAAACTTTGTTTTCAAAAAAGAACGATAAGTTTACAAGTTTTGAAATATTGAGCCAAATAATGCCAGCTATTACGTTGAAGTATAAAACAAAAGGATTTGCAGAAAATGATGATATTGCAACGTCCCCCGGTGTGTTGGAGATTACGGATGGAAATTATTTACGCGGACAACTGGACAAAACAGTGCTTGGAGGAGGAAGCAATGGTCTTATTACCAGAACGTGCAACGACTACGGAAATTTGATGGCATCAGATTTCATTGACAATTTGCAGAACATTGTAACAGAATACATGAAAACAACCGCATACAGCGTAGGAATAAGCGACTTGATTGCAGACAATTTGACAAAAACACAAATTTTAGAATCAATCCGTTCAAAAAAGCAAGAAGTTAAAAATTTGATAGACCAAACATATTTGGGAGTATTTGAAAATTCAACTGGAAACACAAATGAGAACGAGTTTGAATTCAAGGTAACAAACATATTGAACAAAGCAACCAATGATTCGGGTTCAATCGGTTTGAAGAGTTTGAGCAAAGACAACCGGTTTGTCACAATGGTAAAAGCTGGATCAAAGGGTGTTGATTTAAACATTTCTCAAATGATTGCATGCCTGGGACAACAGTTGATTGATGGCAGGCGCATTCCTTACGGATTTGAGAACAGAACGCTTCCACATTTTACGAAATACGATGATTCGCCAGGTGCACGCGGATTTGTTGAAAATTCATTTATATCGGGTCTTACGCCTGAAGAATTATTCTTCCATGCTATGGGTGGTCGTGTCGGTCTTATTGACACCGCAGTCAAAACAAGCACAACTGGCTACATTCAAAGGCGATTAATCAAAGGAATGGAAGATTTGAAAATTGAATATGACATGACAGTGCGAAATAACAAATCAAGAATCATTCAATTTGCATATGGAGAAGACAATATAGATCCAGTGAAGGTTGAAAGCCAGTTAGTGCCACTCGTTTCCATGAGCATTGAAGACATATACGCACATTATCACATGCCGAGCAGTGATGCCAAAGACATTGTGTTTACGTCTGCCTTTACAAAAGGAGTTATCATGAGAATGAAACGAGAAAAATCAGAAAGTGATACAAAATTCAAAGAACTCATTGATTACATGATTGAAGAGCGCGAACAAATAATAAAATGTGTGTTTCGCGGCAAAGACGTAGACCGAATATTTCTGCCAGTGGGATTTGTTCACACAATCAACAATGTCAAAGGCTTGCAACAAATCAACAATAATTCAGTGGTTGACATAACCCCGCTTGAAGCATTGAAACTAATTGAAGAAAAATACAAACGGTTGGAATTGCTGAATTATTGTCCTCCAACCAGACTCTTCAAAGCAATGTATTATTATTATCTATCACCCAAAGATTTGCTCATGGTGAAAAGATTCAACAAAAAAGCATTGATTGTTTTGCTTGAAATGATTGAGCTGAAATATAAGAGCTCAATTATTGCACCAGGCGAAATGGTTGGCATGATAAGTGCACAAAGCATTGGAGAGCCTACAACGCAACTTACATTGAATACTTTTCATACTGCTGGTAGTGGAGTGGCAGTGAAAGCGAATGTCACACGTGGTGTTGCAAGAATTGAAGAATTGCTTTCCATAACAGAAAATCCTAAAAACACGTCTTTAACAATTTATTTGAAAGCAGATGAAGAAATTGACATTGATCGCGCCAAAGAACTTATTCCCCAAATAGAGTTGACTGTATTGGTTGATTTGGTTGAAAGTTCAACAATATGTTTTGATCCTGACGACATGAACACATTGATACAAGAAGACAAAGAAACTATGTCTCAATTCAATGAATATCAAAAAATGTTGAATGAATGTGCAGAAAATGCATCGGATGTTGAAGGAGAGTCCAATTCATCCAAATGGATTATTCGCATAAAAATGAAGCGTGAAATGATGTTGGAGAAAAAAATAACAATGGACGACATCCATTTTGCAATCAAGACTGTTCATGGGGAAGATGTCACTTGCATATTCAGTGATTACAATGCTGACAACTTAGTGTTTCGTCTTCGTATGAACAACATAAATGGAAAAAAATCACTGAAACCCAAAGAAAATCCATTAGATCAATCAGACAAGATATACATTCTCAAAAATTTTCAAGACAACCTTTTGAATAACATTGTTTTAAGAGGTGTAAAGAACATTTCCAAAGTAACACTTCGTAAACAAATGGATAACTTGAAGAAAGAAGATGGCGGATACATAAAAAAAGAAACCTGGGTTTTAGACACCAAAGGAACGAATTTGGTAGATGTACTTGGATTGGATTATATTGACATGTCTCGCACCATAAGCGATGACATTCAAGAAATATACAATCTTCTTGGAATAGAGGCAGCCCGAGAAGCGCTTTTGTCTGAAATGACCGCAGTTTTTGAAAATGATGGAACCTACATAAATTATCACCATTTGAGTTTATTGTGTGATCGCATGACCGCAAGTTCTAATATGGTATCAATTTTCCGTCACGGAATAAACAATGATCACATTGGTCCCATTGCAAAAGCCTCATTTGAAGAGACGCCAGAAATGTTTTTGAAGGCGGCTCGTCATGCAGAACTGGATCCGGTTCGCGGAATTTCAGCAAATGTCATGTGTGGTCAAGAAGGGTATTATGGCACAAGCAGTTTCCAGCTCTTGTTGAACCTGCCAGAAATTATGTCTAAAATGGAAGAATTATCTACCAAAAACTATAACCAAGAAGTTGAAATTTCAGAAGCATTGAATAGTATAGACACTGGAGCATGTTCATTGAATAAGCTTACATTTGATTCCAATATTGGAACCATTCAAAAAACCGATCTTGGGAAAGTTGAAGAAAACTATGACATTGGATTTTAGACCAATGGGCATTTTAAATGGGCACTTTATAACTCATATCAAAAATCTTTTTTATGACTTCCAAAAACATACTTTGATGAACCCCTTCTCGTTTTTACATTTAAGTATTTTGTCCTATTGGTATATTACTTTTCAAAAAAAGAAATATAAAATGAACCAGTCTACTACTTGCATAACGCAATACCATGGTTGAAAATGACAATCAAGTGCACACATTCCGGTGCAACAAGTGCCAAAAATTAAAACACGTGTTAAAAAAAGT